GGAACAGAAGAAGCAAAAGATATAGCATCTATGCGGAGGTGATATGGTCGAAATATCTGAAAAAGAATACGAGTTATTTCAAAAACTGAAAAAGATTTGGATTCATTCAAGTCCTGAAAAAAGTGGTGCATACTTTATTTGCGGTGAAGGTGGAGAAAAAGACGATATGGGATTGCCTGATAGAATTTTTGTTTGTCCTTCGTATGGACTGGACGGCATGGCAATGTATAAGAAAGAAAAAGAATATTCAGCGCCGGGATGGTAGTATGACGTTACCTATTGAAAGAACAAATGCAGTTTTGAATACTGAAAAGTTTCTTTTGAAACTATGTATTCCTAGTCAATCTCCTCGAGTACCAAAAGCTATTCGTGAAGAAGCTCGTAGATTACTAAAGCATTATCCTACTCAATACAATATGCGGTATATTGAAGAAAGCTTTGAAGAGATTAAAGATCCACGTGCAGATGCACTTGATGAGCTGACAAGACTAAGTCAAGAAATGGAAGAATAGTCCAATAAATAGTCCATTAAAACAATAATGGACTATTTTTATATGTGGTATTATAATGGAGAGGAATTTACCTCTGAGATGATTGGAGATTATGTTGGATTTGTATATCTCATTACAGATCTATCCAACGGTAAAAAATACGTTGGTAAAAAAGGTCTCATATCCAAGAGAAAACTTCCTCCCTTAAAAGGCAAAACAAGACGTCGTACTAAGATTGTCGAAACTGATTGGCAAGATTATTATGGTTCGTCTGAAGAAGTAAAGATGCTCGTTGAAGAACAAGGCAGAGAAAACTTCCATAGAGAGATCTTACATTTGTGTAAGGGTAAAGGTGAAATGAGTTATTTGGAATTAAAAGAACAAGTAGATCGAGAAGTCTTATTTAGTGATGAGTATTATAACCAGTTCATAGGTGTAAAAATTCACGCTAAACACGTTGAGTCGCTAAAAAACAGTTGACATTCCTTTTGAAGTATATTATATTAGTAATTGAATGACAATATGGAGAATATCATGATCGTAACTCGCAAAAGTGTTCTTACTGGAAAAACCCGCAGCCGCGACATTCCTGTTAAACCAAAAGATCTAGAGCTATACACTCTTGGTGTTGGTTCAGCTTCTGATATCTTGCACTATCTGTCTAGTGAAGATCGTGAATTCGTTATGTGTGGTATTACTAATGGCGAATGGAAACAAGCTTTTTCAAAAGAGCTTCAAGCAATTGTGAATGATAAATTTAGCGTATGATTATACTATTTAATGGCCCTCCAGGAAGTGGCAAAGACTTAGCTGCTGACTGGTTTAAGAAAAAAGGTTTTAAGCACTTATCTTTTAAATACCAATTGTTCAAAGAAACAATTAAGTATTTCAATGTGGATGAAAATTGGTTTATGGATGGATATAATAATCGAGAGATTAAAGAAATTCCATCTACTTTGCTGGGTAACATGTCTCGCCGTGAGGCTATGATCTATGTTTCTGAAAAGATAATTAAGCCTAAGCGTGGTTTGGATTACTTTGGAAATCTAGTAGCTGATGAAATTGATTTAGTAAAAGACTATTGTATTTCTGATGGTGGTTTCATACACGAGCTTTTACCTGTCGTTGAAAAGGTTGGAACTAAAAACTTTGTTCTTGTTCAGCTTACTAGAGAAGGACATGACTACTCATCTGACTCTCGTAGATACTTCCAAGGAAATGGAGTTCGGTATGAATACATCAATGGACACATGACTCCTATAGATAAACAATACGTGTTGCCTCACGTATTTGATGTTAAGATGTATCGTATTCATAACAACTCTACCATTGAAGATTTTGAAGAGTCATTGGAAAGCATTTACAACCACGAAATAAATAAACACTAGGAGAATATACTATGATGGAACTTGATAAAGATAATGTAATGAGTGCACTTAAGAATGGTGTGTGTAAAGTCACTTTTACAAAAGCCAATGGCGAAGACCGCCTAATGCATTGCACTCTTAACGAATCTATCCTTCCTCAACAAACAGATATTGAAGAACACATTCAAAAGAAAAAGCCTAATCCTAATGCAGTAGCAGTCTGGGATACTGATAAAGGTGCATGGCGTTCTTTTCGATGGGATTCTGTAAAAGAATTTAGCACGGAGTTTAATCTATAATGAGCATGATTTATAAAGGAACCGTCCACGAATCTGAGTTGTCTAAGAACTCTAAGGGCGGTACCGAAATGATGAGGCAGCGACTAATTGAACGAGCAGAACCAGAATTACTGGAAAAAGTCGCAATTCATTTTTCTCGTCCACGAGATATTCCAGACGATGTTCCAAACATCTTCTACTGCCATGATCTAGCTGAAGATCCTGAAAACAAAGTATTGTTAGACGGCGGCTGGGAGCAATTCGATCATATCGTTTTTGTATCAGCATGGCAACGCGATCAATATGTTATGAGATATGGTATTCCATATTCAAAATGTTCAGTAATTCCCAACGCAATTGAAAAGCGTTATGAAGCAGAAGAAAAGAATACTGAAACAATTCGATTCATTTACCATACTACACCACATCGTGGACTTGAATTGGTATACCCAGTAATTGATGCGCTATCTCAAGAATATCCAAATATTCATCTTGATGTGTATTCTTCTTTTGCAATCTATGGATGGGTTCAGCGTGATGAACCATATAACAATCTATTCAAACAGATTCACGAACATCCAAACATGACTTATCATGGCTCAGTACCTAATGATCAAGTACTAAAAGCTCTTGATAAAGCACACATTTTCTTGTATCCAAGTATTTGGAAAGAAACATCTTGTATTGCATTGATTGAAGCGATTAAGAGCGGTTGTGTATGTATCCACCCTAACTTTGGTGCTTTACCTGAAACTGCAGCTAATGCCACTATTATGTATGATTATAATGAAGATCCAACTTCTCATGCACAAATGGCATACGCTATTACTAAAAGCGTTTTAGAACATCAAAAGAACGACCCTCAATTTTTAAATCGTTTCACAAGATCTGATCGTTTTGGGCTGGTTCCAAACGACATCAATACTTTCCAAAAACTCTGGAATAAATTATTAAGGGAGGTTCTCAATTAATTGTTGACAATTTGATTTGCATAGGATATTATGAATATGTAAATTAAACTATAACATGAGAAAAAACTATGGCAATCTTAGTAGATTATAACCAGGTTATCCTAGCTTCGCTATTTGCAAGCATAGGCAACCACACGGATGTGGCAGCAGATGAAAATATCATTCGTCACATGTTCCTTAACTCAATTCGTGCCAATCGTAAAAAGTTCACTGAAGAATATGGTGAAATCGTAATTTGTGCTGATGGTAAAAACACTTGGCGTAAAGAAGCTTATCCATATTACAAAGCTAACCGCAAAAAATCTCGTGATGAAAGCGGCATGGATTGGAACGCATTGTTTGATATCATGAATACTATTCGTGATGAGCTACGTGAATACTTTCCTTACAAGGTAATTCACATTGAACACTGTGAAGCTGATGATATCATTGGTACAGTAATTCATGAATTTGGATCTGAGCTCAACATTGGATCCGAAAAGTTTTTGATTTTGTCTGGTGATAAGGATTACATTCAACTTCAAAACTATGCTAACGTAGATCAATACGATCCAATTCGTAAACGTTGGATTCGTAATGATAACCCTGATCAGTACCTTAAAGAGCATATCCTAAAAGGTGACACTGGAGATGGTGTACCTAACATTCTATCGGCAGACAACTGTTTGGCTGTTGGTGAACGCCAAAAAGCTATGACCAAAAAGCGCTTGGCTATGTATTCTGAAGGAACTGATCAAATGGACGAGGAAACACTTCGTCGCTTCCATCGTAACAAAATGATGATTGATCTATCTCAAATTCCACAAAAATATCAAGACATCATTCTTAGTGAATACAATCAAGAAAAAGATATTGGTCGCAAAGAACTATTCAACTTTTTTGTGAAAAAGAAACTAAAACACTTAATTACAGATATACAGGATTTTTAAAATGGCAGTCAAAATTTCTATCTCTGAAATTTTAGCTAAAGCGGCTGAGTTTACAAAAAAACAAGACAAGATTGATTGGCTTCGTCAAAACGACAATCCTGCGCTTAGAATCATCCTAAAATATACATATGATAATAGCGTGAAATTTTTGATTCCGGACACGGCTCCACCTTGGAAAAAGAACGAATTCGAAGATGAAGCAAAGTCTCTTCTATATAGAGAAGCTCGTCGTTTGAAAATCTTTATTGAAGGTGGTGGTTATGACCACATCAATCAAATGAAGAGAGAACAGCTGTTCATCAGCTTGCTAGAAGATGTTGATAATGATGATGCTGAAACACTGGTACATATGATTAGTAAAAAATCATTTAAAGGAATTACTAAAAAAGCTGTACTTGAAGCATTCCCTGATCTAATCGAAGAAGGCAACTAAGGAAAAGTAAAATGAGCAAAAAACGCAAGTCATTCCGCGAAGCATGGGAAGATGACGAGTGGGGTTTGAATGACGAAAGCTCTAGGAAGCGCAAAGATAAGAACAAGCGGAAAATTAGTGAAAAGCGCAAGCAAAAATTTGCTGACCGTTGGTACGATGAAGATTTCAACTTAAAGCGAAAAAAGTGAATTTTTTTCAAAAAAAGTGAAAAAAGTTGTTGACATTCCTAATTTGTTTTGATAGAATATATCTATCAAATGGTAAAACAGATAGGAAACTACATTATGAAAAACGTAACAACCTTCGACAAAGCAACTCTTAAAGCTCTTCGTTCTGAGATGCAAGCGGTGCTTGATAAGTTTGGCGCTAACCTTCAGTTTGAAGTTGGTAACATGCGTTTTAGTGAAGCTGAAGTTGACATCAAAGTCAAGGCCGTTATCAAAGGTAAGCGTACTCGCTCTGATAGTCAACTTGAGTCAATGGTTAAAATCCTTGGCCTTAAAATAGAAAATTCTCGTGG